TATCTTACTCTTTCAACTGTAAAGGCTAATTCGGTACTATCGATCTGGTTCAATGGTCTAAATACGATGGAAATCTTTATAGTATTTAGATCGTCTTGCTGATTTACATCTACACTTTGAACTTCCGCTCTCGGTTCGTAAGCTTCGATTATATCTCGAATCTTTCCAATAACTTCAAGACGGGTAGCAGATGAAAACTCTTCAAAAAGTAATGCTGTAATATTCCCACCTTTGTTCGGCGAATATGGTCTTTCATATTTGTTTGTCAGAATAAGGTTTCTTACAGCACGCTTGATAGCTTGCTCATTCTTCAAAGCCTTTACATTACCTGTAATAGGATTTGGAATAAACGACATAGGAAGATCGCTGAATACTATAGCGTTTCTAGGTGGATTTGTCGCACCAGATTTGTATGCTACCATTGTACTTTACCTTTTAGAATATTTATATCATTCAAAAGCAAAAACATTACTACTCCCAGAAGTTGCTGAAGGTCCACAGTGAGGCCCTGCAAGAATAGGGCACAATGAATCGGCGGCGGCCGAAGAACCATTTACTACCATTTCTTTGCCTTCGATAAAGACAGTCCCAGGATTGATACTAGCATTCAAACCTCCAGCCCCATGACTGTTTGGGTCTGTCTGAACTGCTACCAATTTTCCATTCGCGTAGACAGTAGATTGATTAGTAACAACCGTAGTTGCTCCACACGCTCTACTATCACCATTTCTATGAACGCCTGCCATTAGTTTAGATCGATTCTATCAGCCACAACTTTGAAGTTTCCACCACACTCAATATTCCAATCGCCCGCAACCTTAGTTGTCGCATTACCATCAATCGTAATGTTACAGGTACCTTTAATGTTCACATAATCGTTTCCAGCCACAATCTCATAGTTGTTTCCAACGATCCTTGTAACTTTATTCCCAGTTTCATCAATCTCATAAAAAGTACCTGCCTTGTGATATTCATGTATGCGTGAAGCACCCGCCGTATCATCCACTTCTATAACGTGCCCAGCTTCACTTTCAAAAACCTTATTGTTCGGATAAGTAGCCGCATAGGAACTCGGAGGCTCGTCCCAAGATTCATCACTATTCGCTAATGATACTCCAGTGGTTCTTCCAGCATTCTTAGAGGCACTTAAAGTTTCGCCTTCATTTCGTGCAAGTCTATTCGTATCAGGCTCTCCTGCATATCTAGGAAATGTGCCCGAGGGATCGTTAAAGCCAACACTGATATCAGACAATGACGGAGGAATCCCGGGTAATGATCCTAGGACGATCGGTCTTTGCGCTTGATCGCCATCCAAGAAGAAGCCTAACACTGTAGACCCGCGCTTTAAGCCGACAGGCGCTTCTCCAACACCGCTGATACTCGCATTTGTAGCTGACATAACAACTTGCGCCCATGGAAGTTCTTCCGTAGGCATCTTCACTTTATCTGCAATGTGCCAGAAATACGCCCGCACCCGCACACGGCCAGTCTTTAACGGATCTGCAATATCTTCTACAACGCCCCAAAACCAGGTGAAGTTTTTACCCAGTATCTCACTCATTTCTAGATTTTATCCTTCTGCCGTATCCAGCCTTAACACAATCCAACAATGTGTAAAATTGATTGTTTTCATAGTAGTGTTTTAAACCTGTTATGAGAAACTTCGGATTATCTTTTCCAAAGAAATAGTTAAATTTCCTTAAACTTTCTTTTTCCTGAGAACCTTCAGGCACAAAGACGTTTACAACCTGACCAGCAATCAACGTAGTGTTTCCAGGAATCACAAAGTTGATGCCTATTGTATTAGTCGTCAGTGCAGCCTTGGTAATAAGTCTATTGAGAAATCTATGGCGTCTGAAACCATTCTTTACGGCACTCGAATCATTATTCTTAATGTATTCCATCGCTTCATAGTTTACTAGATCGGTACTTTGAATGTACCGCGTATGAGAACTTGAAGGTTGTGGAATAGATAGAAAGCTCTTTTCCGAAATCACCTTCGACTGACCTAAAGGCTGTTTGAATTGATCATAATCTTTATAGTAGTTAAAACTAGTCTCTTTATATGTTTTTGTAAGAGGATCAAAAAAGCATACTTCATTTGAAAACAATCCTAAGTCAGTATTGTTAATCATATCGGTACTATTAGAGAAAGTCAAGGAACTGATAACCTGATATTGTTTTACTTCACCGCTATTGGAGAAATCAACATTCGTGTTATAGCCGTAGTAGAAATTATCCACAACTTCTCCAGTGCTAAGTTCCGAAACAGTCTTAAAATAAAATCCTCGATAGTTTTCAAAGAAAATAAAATCACTGTCAGGATACGTTGGAGATTCCGCCTGTGCCGCTAAGTATTTGATGAACGTGAATGGACGGTGAGAAGATACAAACGAATGTGAACCTTGCGTTGGAGAAATCTCTAGGGGTTTTCTCTTCACTACAATATCAGAACCAGAAGGATATTTTACAGCGCCTCTAATATTAGACGTATAGATAGCCTTTACGATTTCTTGAATGCTCGTATTCTTAAAAGACTTATCCACGCTTGAAAATCTGTCTACCATTTCTTCTACAGAGACTAGATACAATTCCAAAATCTCTGCACGATCTGCGTATTGAACCCTGTTGAAACTGTCAAGATAGAAAACATATTCCTTCATACGCTCTCCAGGTGTATGGAAGCGCATGATGATGAATTCCTCACCAACGATTGGCAACTTCTCTACTAGAGCAATACTGTTCAAAATCTCTACAGTTGCACTCATAGTATTTTGAAAGATGTTTTCTTGGACTGTAAATTTCTTCAAAATATTCGAAAGGTTCAATGCTTTACCTTCGAAATTTGTTATAACTACAGATTCAATCGTTATTTCATTGGGGCGATATGTTTCAACCATCTATATTCAACTCATCCTCAATAGCAGTTAGAATGTCACCGATGTAACTTTCATCTATAATCGAAATGTTTCTTTTGTTGTCATTTAAAAGAAACTCATATTCATAGGCGGATACTTCGCGCCGTTCAGAAGGTCCTAGAGTATTGTAGGTTGTCTGATCGATCTTGTATGTCTTTTCAGGAATAATAGTGCCATCGAAAAGAATCTTAGCTGGTGCTACAATTTTCTCATAATACTGCACCGTGGATTGTGCTGTTGAAATCGATCCATATTTTTCTTTGATGTATCTATTGAGAGAGAATGAATCAAGTGGCCAGTCATACTCTGGATCGAAAATGTCATTGAGGAGATAGAGAAGCCAATCCAAAGACGCATCGCCATATAACTCATACGCAACTGCATCCGCCTTCATGTTTTCTGGAATCGTGAAAGAGAAATATAGCGCTCGCTTGGATTTTAAAATTTGATTGATCTTGAAACGAAGCGTAATATTCGTTAGAAGTTCAAACTTTCCATTCTTCTTTAAGTCGTATGAAACTGTAGGAAATTCTTTGAAGTAAAACGAAGGCATTATCGTCCAGCCCCCGTAGTTGTATTGTTAGGCGTACTAGCAAATCCACGAGGCTTTGGAGTATCTTCATCGTTGAAATCATCCTTCGTGACAATCTCTGTTTCCGTGAAAGATAGGTCCAGAATGATCGAAGCTGGAATCTTATTGCCATTTACATCAAAATAATATGCATCGCCCTGACCATGATAGTTGATAGTCATATCTGTAAGAACGCATGGCTTGAAGTCAAACAAATATGAAGAGTCCATAAATGCAATGTGAAATATAGAAGGATAATCGAAAATCGATCTATATTTCACATTATAAGCAGGAAGCATATTGTAGCGAAACCTATTAATAATTCGTCTAATCTGCCCAGACTCTTTAGGAGATTTTGCAAACAATTCAAATGAGAACGAATGTTTTCTAAAGTTGATACCTTTGAAAAGAGTAGCAAGATATGGATTAGAAGCGATTCCAGATCCAGCTAATGCTCCCGTCGCAACGTTAATTGGTATTACACCGTTTTGAACCAACTTCATGAGCTGTTCGATCGCTAGATCCGTAAAAGTACTTAGAGCGCCTCTACCACCTCCAGCATCATCAGTAAATCTAGCCGCCTCGTCGCCAGTTCCCCTTATAGACTCCGAACTCCATTCAGCGGAATATGCTTCTCCAAGATTCTTAGGTAGAGGCAACGTGATAGCGCCACCCACGTCAGTCTTTTCGACAAATCCTTGACGATTTGCTCCTCCATATTCATACTTCTTAGGAAGGAACTGCATGAAGTGATTATCGTTTACTACACTCTCTGGAAAGAATAATCTTCCGTCACGCCCTGGGTCTTGAATGCGTTTTGCATTTCCTACAGTCTTACTATCTGCTCTTGTTGCCATATAAATACCTTGAGTGTAAAAGTTCTTCTAGTTATTTATATGGCATATATACAAGGTCGCTATCAACTTAAAAATCCTTCAAAATACCGTGGTGATCCATCGAATGTTATTTATAGATCATCATGGGAACTAAGAGTACAAAAATACTTGGACGATCATCCAAGCGTTATTTGGTGGTCCTCCGAAGAAATTATTATTCCCTATAGAGACCCAGTTACAGGTAAAGTTAGAAGATATTATCCAGACTTTCTAACAAAAATAAAGAAGTCTGACAGTACTTCAAAAACTCTTCTCATTGAAATAAAACCTCAATATCAAGTAGATGGTCCTAAAGTACAAAAAAGAAAAACTAAAAAATATATAAATGAAGTCTATACATATGCAGTCAATCAAGCAAAATGGAAAGCAGCAAAAGAATATTGTGATGATAGACTATGGGAGTTTACAGTAATTACAGAAAATGATCTTGGAATAAAACCATGACCTATTATGTATATGCAATGGGTCCAGAGAATTCATCTACCGTTAAAATAGGTTTTACAAATAATCTTCAAACACGATTGAGAACCATTCAAACAAGTCATCCAGAAAAGATTGTCGTTCACCATTATATAGAGTTTGACACTGAAAAAGAAATGAGAAGTGCAGAAAAGAAAATTCATGAAACTTTAAGACATATACGAAAAAAAGGGGAGTGGTTTGACCTCTCCCCCGATAATGCTAAACTTGAATTGGATTATCTAAAAATTATTTTAGATTGAACCTTTCATCAATAAGGTCTTCAAGAGCATAACGACATTTCACCAGCTTATTAGTTTTTCGGCTAATAACGATATTCGCATTAGCCATCATTTTTGTAGCCGAGGCGACAAATGCGTTTGAGGGCTGAAAATAATAAATGTACTCATTAGTCACCATCTTGATAAGAATATAGGTATTTTCAGAACAACCTTCTTCTGTAACATTCACATCATCATCGTTCTCCGTAGGGGCATCACACATCCAAGCATTGCCGCACACCCGAGCATCATCGGAGACCCGAGCATCGCCGGAGACCCAAGCATTACCGTACACCTGAGCATCATCGGAGACCC